CAGTAATGGAATGGGTCCGTTTACACCACGAATCAGTAACAGGTAGAGATGGTTACTCTGATTTCTATAAGAAAAACGTAACCTTAAACGTACTCGGTCCTGTAGGCGATATCGTCAGTGAGTGGATTTTAAAAGGTGCCTTTATCAAATCAGCTAATTTTGGGGATTACAGCTGGGATGAAGATGGTACGATCCAAGAATTAACCGTAGGTTTAGGAATGGATTACTGCGTATTAAACTTCTAATATAAGCCAAATATTATAAAAAAAGGAGCGCTCTTTAGCGCTCCTTTGTTTTTTCTATATATTTATATCAAACAAAAGTTATTAAAAAATGAGTGACGAAAAGAAGTTTCCAACAGAAATGGTAGAACTACCTTCAAAAGGTTTAGTCTACGACAAAGATAATCCTCTTTCATCTGGTAAAATTGAGATGAAGTATATGACTGCTAAAGAAGAGGATATTTTAACCAACCAAAATTATATCAACAAAGGCACAGTAATTGATGAATTACTTAAGTCTCTTATTGTATCTGATATAAATTATAACGACTTAATTGTAGGTGATAAAAATGCTATCATGGTAGCAGCACGTATCTTAGGATATGGTAAAGATTACACATTTACATATAACGGGGAAGAACACACAGTTGACCTCTCCCAATTAGATAATAAGGAAATTGATATAGAACGTTTTAGTAAAGGAAAAAACGAATTTAATTTCCAATTACCTACATCAGGAACATTACTTACGTACAAGTTACTCACACACGGTGACGATAAAAAAATAGATGCTGAAGTTAGGGGTTTAAAGAAACTCAATAAAAATGCTAGCCCAGAATTATCCACTAGACTTAAGTTTATGATCACAGCAGTTGATGGTGATGTAGAAAAAATGACCATTAGAAGCTTTGTAGACAATTATTTCTTAGCTAGAGATTCTAGAGCATTTAGAGAACACATTAAGCAAACCCAACCAGACGTAAATTTAACTTTTGAATATGAGGGACCAGATGGTGATGTCAAGGATATTGACATTCCCATCGGCCTCACGTTTTTTTGGCCTGACCTCTGAATATAGAGCTTCTTTATTTTCCCAGATCCATGAAATAGTATTTTATGGTAAGGGAGGTTATGACTTCCATACGGTATATAACATGCCTATATGGTTACGGAACTTTACTTTTAAGAAAATTCAAGAGCATTATGAAAAAGAACAAGAAGCTTATGAAAATTCTAAAGGGGGAAGTGGTACTACTGTAATGGATTCAAGTGGTAATATAAAAGCTCCTGAGTTTGCCCAACAAGCTGCTAAAAATAAGAAAAAGGGTAAAAAGGTAGTTTATTAATATTTATAACAAAACTATTACATGGGAATAGCAGATTCAGCAAGAGAAGCAAGGGAAGCAGCACAAGAACTAGAAGGAGCATTTGGCTCTTATAGGGAAGCCCTTAGAGCTCAAAACAAAGAATTGGGAGCCCAAGTAAGTAATATTAAGCAAGCTAGTTCTCTTTATTCTCAATTAGATGGTCAATTAAGAAAACTCCAAAATCAGGAAGAAGGAATTTCTAGGTTAACAGATAAGCAACTATCTGATGTTAGACAAAAAGCTAATGAACAAGTAGCAGAGATTCAAAGAAGAGCTAAAGCATTAGCTGATGAAAGAGGTTTAGCTCAACTTTCTGGAGAGCAATTACAAAGTGCTGTAGAAAGATTAGCAAATGCTGGTAGATTAACTCAAGCAGAACAATCTCTTTTATTAGCTAAAGCTAATAATTTTGATTTAGAGGAAGAAAGTTTAGCTTTAATTGAAAAAGAGTTAGCTATCCGAGAAGAAGCTAATAGACTTTTAGGAATTACTGGAGGGGCATTAAAAACTATTAATGGTTTATTAGGACCATTTGCTAGCGCCTTTAATTTGGATGCTGTAGAAGCTAAAATGTCTGAAGTAGCTGATGAAATTGCTAGAGGTGAGCGTAGTGGAAATAAATTAACGGTAGCCCTTGCAGGGGCAGGAGAAGCAGCATCTGGGTTAGTATCGACTCTTATGGACCCAGCTGTTATTATAGGAGGTATAGTTTCTTCATTTGCTAAATTTGAAGAACAAAATAGAAAAGTAAGGCAATTAACAGGACAATCGGCAGCTAGTTTTAAAAATGTTAAAACCAGTTTAGAAGCTTCCACAACCTCAGCAATCTCTTTAATTGACGCTACCAAAACTATAGGAGAATTATCTCAAGAAATAGGAATTAATGTTAATGCTGCTTTTAGTCCTAACACAATAGTAGCAGCTACAGAATTATCTGAGTTATTAGGATTATCAGCTCAAGAAACAGCTACTTTAGCTTTAAGAGCTGAAGCTTTTGGTGAAGACTTAGGTGCAGCCGATGATCAGGCTGAAGCTATTGTAAAAAACTTTGCTTTATCAGGAAAAGGAGCATTAAATGTACAACAAGTATTAAAAGGTGCTGGGTCTGCTTCAGCTAGTTTATCTTTAAGTATTAAAGGTGGTCAAAAAGGATTATTAGAGGCAGCAGCAAATGCCCAAAGGTTAGGTATTAATTTACAACAAGCAGAACAAATTGCAGATAGTTTATTAGATTTTGAACAATCTATTTCAAATGAATTAGAAGCTGAATTATTAACAGGTCGATCTTTAAACTTAGAAAAAGCTAGAACTGCTGCTTTAAATAATGATATAGCAACCTTAACAGAAGAAATAGGCAACAATGAAGGTATTATGGAAGCCTTCTCTTCAGGTAATAGAATTCAACAAGATGCTATTGCTAAATCTTTAGGAATGTCTAAGGATCAGGTAGCAAATATGATTTTCTTAAAACAAAAAGAAAAAAATCTTACAGATGAACAAGCAGCAGCAGCCGCTGGTATTAGTGTGGAGGAAGCAAAACGTTTAAGTGCTACAGAATCTATTAATAAATCTATAGAACAATTAACAGCAGCATTCGCCCCTTTACTAGATACGTTTGCCAAAATAGTAGCTAGTGATGCTGGTATGATGGCTATTAAAGTAATAGTTGCAAGCTTAGCAGCAGCATCAGTGGTAAAAGGAGTTTTTGGATTATCAAAAAGCTTTGCAGAATTAGGATCTAACATTAAAGGGGCATTGTCCGGTATGGGAAGTTTCCTTAAAACAGCAAAAGGAGCTGGTGGAGGGGTACAAGGAATTAAGGCTGGAGTAAAGGATGCTTTAGGAATGGGTGGCGACGCTGCTAAAAAAGCGGCAGATGCTACTAAGGGTGCTGCTGCTGGGGGTGCTAAACAAGGCCAAGGCGCTAAGGGCTTCTTAAAAGGTTTAGGTGATGGTTTAGCTTCTATAGGTAAACAAATGGCTAATGTTGTTAAAGGTGGTTTAGCATTAGGTATTGTAGGTGTTATTTTGGGTGGATCATTTGCTTTAGCTATGAAAATGGTTGAAAACGTAGACCCAGTACAAATGATAGCATTTGCAGGCGCTTTAGCTATTTTTGGAGGCACTGCAGCATTAGTAGGTAAATTAAGTAGCCAAATCATCCAGGGATCAGTAGCATTATTAGCACTAGGTGTTGGTTTATTAGGAGCAGGATTAGCATTTAGTTTAATTGAAGGTGTAGATGTTAAAGCTATGACAGCCTTCTCTATTATTTTACCGTTGTTAGCATTAGCAGCTGCTGGTTTAGGAACACTTGCCCCCTTTATTTTAGCAGGATCAGCTGCTTTAGCAGCTTTAGGGCTTGCTTTAATCCCCGCAGCTTTAGGATTTAGTATGATTCAAGGAGTAGATATGGAATCTGTTATTTCATTTGCATCCGGAATAGGAGTATTAGCTGCTACAACAGCTGCTTTAGGGTTAGCTTCTCCTCTTATATTACTTGGTTCAGTTGCTTTAACTGCTTTAGGATTAGCTATGATGCCTTTAGCTATGGGATTCCAAGCTATGGATGGAGCTAATACTGAAGGATTAGTTCAAAGTTTAGCTACATTTGCTGGTTTAGCTCCTGCAATGGGGCTTATGGCAGCCTCTTTATTTGGAGTAGCAGGTGGGTTAGGAGCAATGGCAGTAGCAGGTATAGCAGCACTCCCAATTGTAACAGCATTAGCAGGATTAGGTACAGTTGCTACAGGTATCGCTGGAATATTTGGTGGTGGTGAAGAAGAAGAGGCTGAAGTAGGTGGAACAAGCACTGCTGCTATGGAAGCTAAATTAGATGAATTAAATCAAAATATGAGTACTTTAATAGCAACAGTTAGAGAAGGTGGTGTTGTAAACATTGATGGTAATAAGGCAGGTACTTTCTTTGCAATGGGAGCTTCTAAATTAGCATAATCCAAAATTTTACAATATTTATAAATAAAAACATCATGGCATTAATAGACAAAATAGCAGATTCTAGATTCGGATTACAAGGGCAAACTCCTAAAGGGTTTGATGATGCAGCTCGTGCTTCAAAACTCCACAATGAGTACTCTATAAGTGGTGCCCCTAAATTAGGAGGCAAACCTGAACCCTCAGGATTAGACTTAAATGGTGTAACACCTAAAGGTCCTCTTAAGGATCCTGGAACTATTTCTGTTAATAAAACTTTTTCTAAGGGTAAATACGAAGATAACCTTCCTGAAGGTGTTTCTATCTGATGAATGGCATTAATAGATCTACAAACGGATTTAAAGTCCCTGAGATACGGGAAAGATAGACCTGGAGGGGGAAATAGTAGACAACCTTTCATAACAAAGGACATTCCAGAACAGGATAATCAGAGAACTGATGCTCCTGATTTTTTATTAAGAAACGGATTTTTAAATCCTGTAAATAGTGCTAAAGATGTACTAAGGATTAGTAAATTCTTTACTACTGTTGCAGGTATAAATTTTATAGCTAAACAACAAGCTTTAATTTTAACTAATCCTTTATCTTTAGGAGGGCGCTCCGCAAATCCTTTAGGCAGCCAAATAAATATAGCTTATAACCCAATCCAGACTTTAGCTCAAGTAGGAGGTAATTCTGTTGGGTTACATACTGAAAGAAATGGTTTAGCTAAAAAACCAACAGGTGAATTTGACCCCCTTTCATTACTCCCAGACTTTGATAATTTTACTACCAAATATGAATACCTTCAAACATTTGAATATAACCAAGATGATGCAGGTAACGACAATAGATTAGTAAATTTATACAGAAAAATTATTAACCGTGAAGACGGTCCTGTTACTGAAAAATCTAAATTAACTTTTGGTATAGATACTGAAGGTACAGCTCTATTAAAATACATTGGTGGTCCTAACATTGATGTTAGATCTGGAGGTACTACTAGAATTAGAAGAGCAGTAGTAACTAATAATCCTTATCAAGCATTCCCATTTGATCAAGGGTCTCCTCGCCCCGTAGAAATCAACTACAGAAACTTGCTTACTCAAGGTGGTGTTTCTGAAAAGTATATTTCTTTTACTGGAGACGGGAATGAGGTCTTAATTGAAAGTGTTACTAGTGAAGATGGTGGTTTATTGATAACTCCTAATGTATATCTTCCTGATAGTTTAGATGTTGATACTGAAAATTTAGCTAGAAAACAAGTTGGTCCTTATCAATTTGAAGGAAACGATAAAAATAAATTAGGAGCAACCTATAATTACCGTAATTCTACCACAGATTCTTCACTATCAGATGATAATCTATTTGATGGTAATGGAAAGGTTAACCTTAATAATAATGTTTATGTATCTGGTACTTTAGATACTAACTTAGAATCCACTTTCCCTAAAAACTCAGCAACACTTACCTCTGAAGAAATTAGAGAAATAAACCCCATTAGTCAAGGAGGTCAATTAGCTGATTTTAGAAAAAAGATTAATGAGGCAGAAGACACTCAACTACTTCCTGAAACTGATTATTCTCAATTTAGCAGAGAAAAAACTTATCAAGTAGGTGATCCTGGTAAAAGAGCAAAAAGAATAGATTTTAATGTAGGTCCCCAAAATGAAGATGGTACTCCTGTTGGAGGTACCTCAGACGTTATAAATGCTTACGATAGTACTGCTCGTAATAGTGATATAGAGCAAGGAGATCTTATTCAATTCAATATGAGAATTATTAATAATGATTCTCTAGCAGATGAATTTCTTTACTTTAGAGCTTACATAGATGATTTCTCAGAAACTGTATCAGCTGATTGGGGTGAACACCAGTATGTTGGTAGAGGACAAAAATTCTACACATACAAAGGATTTGACAGAAGTTTTAGTTTAGGATTTACAGTATATGCTCACACTCGTGAAGAACTTCTCCCTATGTACAGAAAACTCAATAGATTAATAGGAGCTACAGCTCCCGATTACAGTAATGCTGGATTTATGAGAGGAAGTATAGTAAAATTAACAGTAGGAGATTATATTACAAATCACCCTGGAGTACTTAAAGGATTCTCAGTATCCAACATAATGGATTTTAGCTGGGAATTAGCCAGAGATGCTAAAGGTAATAGAATCACAAATACTCGTGAAATCCAACAATTACCCTTTGGATTTAAAGTAACTGGTTTTAACTTTACCTCTATTTCTGGTGGAGGGCTTGGAAACCAGAATTATGTTCCAGGTAAAGGTAAATCATTCGTAGGATTAGGATTAGGACAATGAACAGGTATAAAGACATATCAATTTTAAGAAATAACTCTAAACAAAGATATTACGCTGAAAGCAAGTATCCTGAAATTCCTTTATCTGAAACTGATATTTGGGTTATTACTACTTCTGGAGATAGGTTTGATTTATTAGCTCTGCAATATTATGGAGATAAATCTTTGTGGTGGATTATAGCTACTGCTAATAGATCGTTTCCTCAAAATTCTTTATATCCTCCCATAGGATCCCAAATTAGGATTCCTTTAAATATAAGTGATGTTCTGTTTAAATATAAAAAACTTAATTCGTAATGCCTAATATTATAGGGGAATCTTTTAGGGATTACGTTGCCCAACAAGTTGAAACTCGACAATTTAAATTAGGGCAAAATAGTAATGAAAATGGTGCTTTTACTTTCCTAAGTGGTAAAACCCCATTTCTAAAACTTACATCAGGAATTAATGTTTCAGAACAAAAATGTACTGAAATAGAAATCCCTGAATCTTATGCTGGGAATAGATTAGCTTCAAATTTTATTCTATTTGGTGGTACCTCATTTATAAATGATAATGGGGTAGCCCAACAAAGATTAGGTGTAACATCTAATTATAGTGATTTATTTGGTAATGCTTCATATGGTATGGTTTCTAATGCTGATTATGGTTTAGTACCTATGCCTGGAGTAGAAAGCGCAACGGTAAAATCTTTAAATAGAGGATCACTTAGAGAAGCAGAAATTAAATTAAAGTGTTTTAATACCTTACAATTTAATATAATTGAAACTTTATTTTTAAGATTAAAATATAGTTTTTTATTAGAGTGGGGTCATACTATTTATTATAATAATGACGGTACTGTAAATACTACTCCTATATCTAACAGTGAATACTATCTAGAAGGAAACCACACCCAAAAAGAAATTTTAGCCCAAATAGAGAAGAGCAGAGAAGAATCTTCAGGCAACTATGATGCTTTTTTAGGATACGTAGTTAATTTTACCTGGAATCTTAACCCAGATGGTTCTTATGATATTTCCATAAAAGCTAGAACTCCTGGTGATGTCATTGAATCTATGAAAATTAATGTGTTAAAACATGACCCTACAGAAGAAAATGACGATGCTGATGAGGATGCACCTTCAATAGAAAAAGATAAAGATAAAACAACGTTAAATTTAATATTTAATGCTCTAAGAGAAAAAGCCACAGAAAATGATACTACAATTTTTGGGCTTAGCTTAGCCGAAGCTTCTTTCTTCTCAGTAGATAAAATATATTCTTCTTTTCTTAAAGAAAAAGTCCCTTCCCTCCCAGAACTAAAAGGTGAATTAAAAGAAAAATACTTACCTTGGACTAACCAATCAAACTCAACAGCAAATCTTGATACCTCAGGGTTTGGTAACCTTTTAACAGAAAATGATCTTTCTGCTAATTTAGATTTTCTTTTAGGTGCTATTGATACCTTTACTCAATCTATAGGCCCTACAAGAGAATTAGTTCGTATAGAGTTTGGGTTTGATGATGACTCAACTGGTGAAGAGCAGTTATATATTAAATTTGGGGCTTTATGTCGAATTATTGAACAATATTGTTTAATTTATGATACAGGGAATGATAATTATCCCCCTATAGTATCAATTGATTCCGACTATAGAACAAATTATTGTTTTACAGTTCCTGAACAATTTTCTACTGACCCTAGAATTTGTATGATCCCTTTGCCTGATAATGAACAAGATAGTGAAGATCTTAATGCTGAAGATAATGCTTGGAATAGATTTTGGAGTTGGGCAGGTGTAGTAGATGATGCTAGTGAAAACTTAGCAGATCTTAATAAAGTTTTAAGCACCGAATTTAGAACCCGCTCTAATTATGTAGGAAGATTAATGCACATCCACGTTAACTGTAACTATGTTTCAGACATTTTAGGGAAAAACATAGATGAAGATGGAAATTTATCTTTATATGATTTTTTTACTACTTTACTCCAAGGAGTTCAAAGATCTTTAGGTAGCATAAATAAATTCGAAGTAATTTATGATGAAGATACAAATGCTATCCGTTTTATGGATAATACACAAATTCCTGGGTTATTTGAATTAATAGAAGAACCACTTCCCGAACCTACTCGCCTTAATGTTAATACCTTTAGACCTAGTGAAGGTAGTTTTGTTAAAGATGTTTCTATTAAAACCGAAATCTCTAAAGATATTGCTAATATGATGACCGTAGGAGCTCAAGCTAATGGTAATGTTGTAGGAGAAAATGCTACAGCATTTAGTACTTGGAATGTAGGTCTTACTGATAGGGTAACTAAAGAAAAACAAAACACTAAAGATGATGCTGGATCTGAAGCAACTAACAACAACCCACCAGACCCAGCACCCAAGACCCCAGAGGAAAAATTTGCTGAATATAGAGTAAAAGTACTTAAGTATTTACTTCGTGTAGTAAAACTTAAATTAGATGAAGATGATATTGAAACTTATAGTACAAGTTTTAGACCTTATCTGAATTATATTGTAGGTGCCCTTTCTCAACCTTCCGTAAACCCAGATACTGGGCAAGAAGAACCAGCTAAAATTACTCCTATTGGGTTTATTCCTTTAAGTTTAGATATCAGCATGTTAGGTATTAGTGGAATTAAAGTATACCAAAAGTATACTATTAATGAACAATTATTACCTCCTAATTATAAAAGTAAAATTGAATTTTTAACAAAAGGGGTATCTCATACCATTAATGCTGATGGGTGGACTACTTCTATTGATGGTCAATCTGTCCCTAAAAATAATATTAACGAACAGAAAAAATCCTTAGCACAGAAAAATTCTGCTAAAGGATCTACAGCTAGTAGTGGGGGAGGAAGTAGTACTAGAAATAATAAAACTTCTAACAATACTAACCCATCACCCCCAACTGGAGCAACTGATACTCCTAACGCTGATAGGTTAAGAGCTGTATTAAAACAAGTAGGTTTCCATGAAAAAGGTGATGAATTATCTAATGGAGGGGATATTACAAAAGAAACAGCAGACTATGGAATACAATTAGTAAGAGCAGTTGCTGCAGAAACTTCATTAACTCTTATATTCACAGGAGGTAATGATCGTTACCACCAAAAAATTACGAGATACACTAGTAGACATAAATTAGGACGAGGTTTAGATTTTGTTATTAGTCCTAGACCTAAAAAGATTAGAGAAGTCCCCAAAGAAGAGGTTAAAAAATATACAAGAGCCCAAGCCCAAGCTTTGTATGATGCTACGGCTCAAGCAAGAATTAAACAAATTGAAGATATATTAAAAGGATTCACAGCCGCTAATTCTCAAATTAGGTATAAAAATGAATATTATAATCCTACCTTAGCAGCAACTGGTCCCCACTTCCATACTTCAGTAGGTGAAGGTTCTGAAGGTAGCAGAGAACAGAAAAATGCTATTGCTGAAGCAAATGCTGGTCAAATTAAAAGACGTCCCTTAACATAATGCCTTATTATCCTCTAAATAGAATTACCCCTAATTTATACACCTCTGGTGGTGAATGGCAGGTTAAAAGTACTAAAGAAGAGTATATAGGATATTACCATAAAACTTTTACAGGCCAATACTATACGGGAAGAACTCCACAGGATAAACCTAATAGAATTCTTATTCAGTTTAATCATGGAGATTATAATACTAAGAATGAGTTTGGGGCTATTGATTTTTTTAACGAAGACTCTAATAAATATAATTTTAGTAAAAAAGTTAAAAACAAAAGTGCTATAATTGAAAAAGATGAACTTCCTCAATACAAAATTGTATCTCCCACTGAAACAGAATATTATTTAGGAGAATTTACAAGATATTTTTGTAGAAAAAGAAATGAACCTATTTTTATTGAAATTACTGCAGAAGATTTTGATGATATAAGATCCGATACTACAGGGTATGCCTATAGCTTATATAAGCCTTTTAAATTCCCTTGGAAAATAACAGGTGAACCTACTGAAGTAGCTACTGTAAATAAAAATATGGTTAGGTACGTTGAAAAAAATAGTAAAGTAGAAGGATTTAGTAAATTCCTCACTAACTACACTCAATTCTATAAGAATTTGTCTGACGAATATTAATTTCGTACATTCAAGTGTGTTCTGGCTTGTAGAAAATAACGAACAACTTCAACAACTTAAAGATAAGAACTTTAAGAAAGTATTCATTGAACCTATTTGGTCAAATGATAACTTACACCCTTCCAATAGAGGAATTCAAGGCTTTTATATTAGGGAAATTGATTATAGAAAGGGATTTTTAGTTGTAGTAGAACATAGTGAAGCTACAAGTTGCGACCTTGATAAAGTATATGAATTAATAGGAAGTTATGAAGAAATATTTGTGAGGGACAAAAAGGAATTTTTACATACAGTACCTTTAAAGCAGCTTTCCGACATACACTTCATCTCTCCTACGGATATACCAGATCAATTCCCGTGCCACGATTTTTTCTATAGGAAATACCCTCACATACTCAACATAGGTAGCATAATTCCGATAGTAAAGCATTACGAACGTTGTGAAACAATATTTAACGCCGTACAACATGTATTTTCGCTTCCTAAACCACAACACTTCGAGTTTTATAACAACAAAGCCACACATGTATTTTATTGGATCGAATCAATGGGACTTAAAGTCGATCCTAAATTATTTGAGGAGCATTTTGGTGTAGAACGTGAGTGGACTTACTCGCAATTTAACCTAAAAACAACTACAACAAGACCATCGAATTCATTTGGTGGGATCAATTATGCTGCCTTGGATAAAAAATCGGGTTGCAGAGAAGCGTTTATTCCCGACAATGACTTTTTGTTAGAGATTGACATTAGCGCTTACCACCCCACTTTGGCGGCACAATTGGTAGATTTTGATTTTGGTGAAGGAGACATACACAAAGCATTTGCTGACATGTATGGAGTTGATTATAAGAAAGCTAAGGAACTGACGTTTAAACAGCTATACGGAGGAGTATTTAAGGAGTATAAAGACCTTGAATTCTTTAAGAGAGTAGAAAAATATATAGAGGATATAAGTAGTAAGGAAGAGTTTGTCTGTAAATCTGGATATGTTTTTAAAACAGACATGAAAAAACAGAAGTTGTTTAATTACATACTTCAAAATACGGAAACGTATTATAACGTTCTTATACTAGAGGAAATAATTCACTTGCTTAAGAATTGTGAAACTAACATTGTTCACTATACTTATGATTCATTTTTGTTAGATGTATCTAAGGAGGAGAAATATGTAGTGTTAAACATCCTCGCTATATTTAAAAAATATGGATTTTCTACTAAAGTAGAAGCAGGCCATAATTATAATTCTTTGGAAAGGGTTTAATATTTATGGCCAAACCCTCAACATGAACAACAAGCTATTTTGCACCTTTACTTCTGAGGTAGATTTACAGAAGACGTTAGTAGAGGTAAAATCTAGCTACGATATACTCTATAAAAAAATTTTTGTTTTATACATTAAGAGCAATGATGAGTACGTTTGTACGTACAACGTGGAGCCTAGTAGCGTGGAATCGATTTTGCCCAATACTATTTTAGTACATAGAAAAAAAGAGTCAAATACTCTATATACAATAAATGCTTTAAATGAGTTGATAAAACTCTTAAATGGTGGAGTAGTAGATGTAAGATATAAAGTAAACTGGCAACATTATAGAAATACTATTCTCCTCACCCAACACAATGAATTAAAACAATTAAAGACAAGGATTCACGAGATCATTGAACTTTAATTTGGGGTCCTGAATTTGCGTTCGTATGTTTACGCAAAAGTTATATTTAAAAAATTAGTTACATTATGGACTTAAATGCAATTCGCAGTAAGCTGAACTCCTTGCAGCAGACAAACAAAGGAGGTGGAAACAACGATCGTAGCTTGTTTTGGAAACCTAGTGTAGGTAAACAAGTTATTCGTATTGTTCCTAACAAATTTAATAAATCTAATCCTTTTACGGAGGTTTACTTCCACTATGGGATTGGTGAACGTACGATGATTTCACCTATCAATTTTGGTGAAAAAGATCCTATCGTTGAGTTCGCGAAGCAACTTCGCAACACTAGCGATAAGGAAAATTGGCGTTTGGCTAAAAAGCTTGACCCCAAGATGCGTGTATTCGCTCCAATTATTGTTCGTGGTGAAGAACACGAAGGAGTGAAATTGTGGCAGTTTGGTAAGAATACTTACCTTGATTTCCTCTCACTTGCAGACGATGATGATATTGGTGATTACACAGACATCCACCAGGGTCGTGACATTACAGTAGATACAGTTGGTCCTGACGTTACAGGTACTGCTTACAATAAGTC